CTAAACTTCGCCTTTGCAGATTTTAGTCTTCTTTTTTTTCCCATGGAAACTCCTTGTTATATAATAAATAGTTTTATTTTTTTAAAAGGAAAATCTCAAAAATTTACTGGCGATATTTTTTGGCAAATCGACGTTTTTAAAACAAAAACCCCCAACCGATTGGAAGGGGGTTTAATGTAAACAAAACCAAAAACCTTAAGAATCAGGTAAATGGAGTTGCTAATGTCGCACCAGAAGAACAAATATTTGTTCCACTTACTTGCCATAATGCGTCCGTTATACAGGTGTATTTCCAGTGTGAACCAGCAAGACCACCAGTGGTTGTCTTGTTTGTTACCAACTGATGATCTGCTGCGGCTGGAATAGAAACGCCAGTGGTGATTACATTATCATTATTATCAATATGCGTTCCCAACACCGCGATATCAATCAGCCTGAGTGTGCCCGTGAGCGTATCAGACGAAGAAGCCGCATTAACCGTATAAGCATTACTTGTTAAAGCAGTTTCAACATAAAATTCATACTCAAGTCCTGCCTTGGCGGCTGGTAGCGTAACTACAATTCCGGTTGCGGCATTAAGCGTAAAAATCGTTCCGGACTGTGCTTCAGAGACTGTATATGTTGAATCTGTGATGCTCGTAACCTTTCTACGAGCGCCAAGATGAACGCTATTTGCACCGAAAGAAATCTCTCTCTTTAAATTCTCTAATAATGCCTCGAATCTCGCGAGACCTATTCTTTTGCTTCCCATAGTTAAAAACCCTCCTTTTATAATCATGTCCCTGCATCGGTTTATTTCAGCGATACTAGGAGGCAGCTCAATGTTCAATGACTGCCCAGTAACTTTGGTATGAACTCTCGTTCACCTATAAGTAGTTTCAGACAAACGAAAGCCCCCGCCAAAAGACGGAGGCTTTACATTTATTTTGCTACTAGGATTTAACTCTTAGCACCTGACTCACCAAGGAGTCCGCGAACGATAACTAGACCGTACATATCAGGACGAACCATCTTCTTAGCATAACGAGTCATCACGCCCTTGCGAGGCACGAAGTCTTCGGGTCCAAAGATGGTGGGTGTGGTTTGCAGCGGCACATAAGGTGCGTATACATATCCGCTTTCAAGGAAAGAGGATCCACGGCGACCAACTAAGATAACTGAACGTGGGAAGTAGGGGTCTACCATCACGTCAAATTTCTTAGAAAGGCTTCCAGTCTTGACCGCCCCAATGGAACCGGTCTCGTCATCAGCCGTGACACTAGCACGGAATCCGGCAGTGAACTCAAGAATGTTGGCGACTTCAGGTCCGCAGACGACGAAGTTAGCACCACCACGAAGAGTCTTTCTGTGGATCTGTGCAGACACATCATTGATGGTCTCAGCAAGAGTCTCATACCACTCGCTAACTGTACCAGTGAAATCTGGAGCAGCAGAACTAGCACCAATCTCGGCGCCTGTTTCGCGATTAACGAAAAGACCTGGAGAACGGGCCCAGTAATATGTACCAGCAGAGGCTCCGAGGATCAGATCCTCAAGAATCTCACGATCGATCTCTAGAGCAATCTGCTCGGAGAGAAGGGTTGTGAGTTCCACCTCAGCATCAAGGTTGTGGTAAGCATTAAGATCTTGTCCTAATTCAGGGGTCCACTTAGCCTTGAGCTTCTTGGTCATAGCGACTACAGCCACGGAATCGACTTTGATATCGATCTCGGGGATGCGTGGCTCATTTTCCAAGCCCCACGATGCGGCACCAATGACAGAACCAAGAGCAGTGCTAGCCTGGAGCTTGTCATCAATTGGGAACGTGAGTACAATTGGTGTTCCGGATGCAGTAACAGTATTCAGAACAGAAGTACCAAGAGCATTCTTGGTCGCTGTCTGAATAAATGGCACCGAACCACTCTTCTGGGTGAAAACGAGTCTCATCTTCCAGTTAGAGTTGCTAGGATCGTCGCCAGTAGAACCACTAGAAACTGCCGTCAAGCGACGAACAAGCTTCATGTTGTTTGTGATATCGGCATCCGTATCCGAACCAAGCTGAATTCCCACAAGGTTGTTGGTATTAAGCTGAGCAAGTCCACTTGCACCAGTCATCTCAACAACAGCCACCATACTACCAGAAAGATCTGGATCGTACTTAAGCATGCTTTCGAGAGTAGCCTGATCTTTAAGACTAAGCTTTGATGTAACTCCACCAGGGCCCTCTGTTGCGACAGCACCGGCAGCACCGGAAGCCACAAGGACGAAACCTTCAGGGTTAACACCGCTCATAGATCCGGTTGGAGAAGAATAACCGTTGTTAAGCGCATAAGGACCAGCCTCTGCGTTATCTCCGGTTAAAGTTACACCACCCGTGATCTGGGATCCAATTCGGCCACCACCATAGAGGGACTCCTCAGTAGAACCATAGCCAAGCCTTGGAAGACCCGCACCATTGGTAGATGTGGTGAAATCCAGGAAGAAGATGAGTCCCGAGGGGAGACTCATTGGCTGAACGCTAACGAGATCGTTTGCGATTAAGCCTGCGAAAACACGACGAACGATGGGGAATGCGACAGCTGCAAAGCCCTCAACATCACCGCCAGCCATTGTGCTGCTCTCGCGAAGTAACTCTTTTGCTTGATTTTCAAGCAGGCGAGCCATACCGTTTTTAGTGCGACTATCTCCAAGACCCTCTAAGAGTCCTGTACGCTCCCACTTTGATAACAAAGCGTGCCCTTCGGCGCGTTGGTCGCGATTGACAATACCTTCTGTCAATCTTTCAACAATACTAGACATAATTTAAATCACCTCCTATTTTATATGATTTTTTGTTATTTTTTTATTCCAGCTAACCTCTTCATCCTTTCTTGGAAAGGATCCGAGGAGGTGCTCTCTTGACGAGAGGCACGAATTACAGAAGAACGATTAGTCGTAATTGCTTCGTTCAGTGATTGTGGGCTTTTCCTTGGCTTAGCCTCCACTGTACTTTGAAGCGTATCAAATATCGTTCTTGCTTCTGTAACTGAACCGGCGCTTGAAATAGCTTCGACAATTCTTTCTTTTTGTCGCTCATTTAAGGAGGCATTTCTTAATACACGGTTCGTGTAAAGCAAGCGAGCGTTGGAAAGATTTACATCTTGTAAACCTTCTTTAAGCTCTTGTGTTGCTTGCTTATATTGTAACAATCGCTCTTTGAGTTGTTTATTTTCGAAAACTAACTCTTCTTGAGCTTTCTTTAAAACTTTTATTTCTTCTTCAACTTCTGTAGATCTACGATGGGCTAGTTCTTTTTCCATTTCGTATTTCACGTCTTCCGAAGAGCGGCCGGCCCAGCCGGCTAAATCGGCGCCCATATCAACAGTTAATTTTTCCATGATGGCAGTCAATAAGTCATCAGGAATCTCCACATCTTCATCTAAACCTTTCGCTTGTTCTGCGGCTGCGGATTCTTCGGCGGGGGCCGTTGGCGTATCCTCTTGAGTAGCAAAAATTTCATCTGGGTCCGATGTGGCGCCTTCTTCAGAAAGAAGATCTAAAATATCCTCTTCATTTAATTCAAAATTTTCAGATTCATCCAGCTGACCCTGTAGGCTTCTAACCATTTCTTGTAAAGCGTCTAATTCAATATCAACTTCAAGCTTTTCGCCTTCCGCTGGGGCGCCGGAGAGCCCTTCTCCGTCGCTTTTGCCAAAATCATCTGTCGCGGCGAGCGGTAGATCCTCAATAATATCTTCTTCTTGCTCTGCGTCGGGGTCTGCGAGATCCATTTCTGCGGGGTCTGCGAGATCCATATCTGCCAGCGGATCCTCCATCTCGGGTATTTCATCCTGTTCTAAAAGCTGCTCTAAGGTGTCTCTTATTTCGTTAGAATATTTATTAATTATGGTTGTTTCCGCATTTTTTAATGCTGCCTCGCGCAATGCTTTGGCATCAACAATGGCTTCTTTTAACAGATTAGACATATAAGGGCTCCTAAAAAAATACTAATTCAAAATAAATAGTGTTCCTACATCGAAAAAGCAAATATATTAAGAGCTTAAAGCAGAAGTAAAGCTTATTCTACTTCTTCAACGCTTATTACCTTTATGTGCTCGTTTCTGATAATATTAATAAGCTCAGCATTCTGAACAATAC